TTCAAATTCTTCGTTGAGTTTCGCTTCTAGGGTATCTACCTTAGTTGCTAATTCATCAAGCATGTCTGCCTTTTCTTCAGGAACATCAATGTAGTTCTCAATGAAAAGGTTTTTCAAACCTGCCATGAATTCTTCTGCGATTTCGCCCTTCAAACCACGCTCAATTGCAAGTGCGTTATCTTTAACCCACTCTTCAACAACGTAGTTGAGGTAACCGTCAACTTTTTCTGCAAGTTCAGCACGAACTGATTCTAGTTGTGCTTGATACTCTGCTTCAACAGATTCTTTAATTTGGTCTAGTTGCTCTGCAACTTTTGACTTGACTGCTGCTTCGAATACGACAGTTGCCTTTTGCTTGAACTCTTCTGATAGTTCTGCGTCAGAACCTGAAAGAAGTGCTTCAACGTCTTCTTGAACGTCAACGGTCAATTCGACCTCTTCTTTCTTAACAGACTTCTTAGACTCTTCCATGTCGTCTTCTGCTTCTTCGTCTTCGTCATCGCCTTCTTCGTCTTCCATATCGTCAGACTCTTTAGCGACTTTCTTTGACTCTGCTACTTCTGCTTCGTCTTCTGAATCAGACTCTTCGCCTTCTTCTTCTTTCTTAACAGATTTTGCTTCGTCTAGTGTTTCTTCAACCTTAACTTCTTCTTCCGCAACCACTTCTGACTCAGATGCTTCGATAGCATCCAAATCTTCTGCAATTACTTCCGCTTCGTTGGTTTGCTCTGCAAATTTCTTTAGCATGAGATTAATCTCCTTTTGATGTAAGTTATTACAATACTATTTATAATGTTACAATTTTTGAATGAAATCGGAGAATAATCGCATTTTGACTTCTTCAAGTTGTAATGAAGTCGCCTTCTCGATTTCTTTTTTATATTCCCCAATAGTGGATTCTCTTAGTACACCGTTATCCCAAATCCATTCTTTACCTTCCATAATACCATGCACAAATGCATCAGGTGCGGAAGGGTCAGCAACGATATCTGCGGCAGTAGACAAATAAAAGTCACTCTGCACAACGTTGACACCATTAGACTGCTTTAGCGAACCCATACCACGAGATGATACGCCCAAACGTGCGCCTTCATCCATGAGGTTCTTCACAATTTTGCCCATTGGTGTATCCATGATTTTTGCTTTACCCATGAAGTTATCACCGTCACGGTAAAGTTCAGTAATCATGTGGGATACACGGTCTAAATTGATAGTAGGACCATCTGGGTGTCCTAGTTCACCGAATGCTCTATTGCTAGTAATGTATGTGTCTGCATAGCGTTTAACTTCTCTTTCGAGGATTTCCGCAGGGTAGACACGCCCATTTCTATTCTTTTTGTTTGCTTGCATGAAAACGCCAGTGATGTAATAGTTTTTAGCACCTGATTCAGCACCTTCCGTTACAAACTGGATATCTTCAACTGCTTCTGATATTAGTTTCATCTGTTGAAACCCCTCGTTTCTCGTTTTCTATTAGTCAACTTGCGTTTTATTGCACTACGACTCGCTTTTGCTTTACGCTTTCTTGCCGCTTTAACTTGCGCCAATTTGCGATTGCGTCTTTCGGTTGCAGACATACGAACAAGTTTTTGTCCTTGTCCAGTTGTACGATATTTACTATCTGTCGAAACAACCTTACGCCTTTGAACCACACCCCCACGGATACGATTCACTCGCTTAACTCTTGCCTCATCCATCTCTTCTTCATCATCAGAATCGACTTCTTCAAACATGTCGTATGCAATATCAATTTTCAAGTCTTGCAAATAATCTGCTACTTTATTATTTATAACGCTCTCAAACACAGATTTAACCTTTTCTGCGTTTCCAGATTCAATTGCTAATACCAGTTGAAGTGACATTTACTTCACCGCACCCCAAGCAAAATCGACTGCTTTCATAAAGTTTGCTTTATTCTTTCCGAGCATATCACCGAATTTTTTCTTGTTAGTATCGTTAAGTGCATCTAAAACCTTCAAAAGAACGTTTGCAGTTTGCATATCAACTTTCATGCTTTTACCGTCTGCAAATTTTACTGCTTTTGCAGAACTATTTTTAACGATATCCTTAATTTGACCCAACGCATCTTCATCCATAAAAACGTCTACGTCTTTATCATAGACTGTCTCTACGTCAATGTTGTCGATATCAAACTCAATGTCTTTATCTTGTAGGCGATGAATACCATCGTCCATACCCTCAGACACTTGAGATTTGAATTCCTTAAAGGATTTCATTAGTTCTCTCCCTCTACCTTAGATTCGGGCGTTAGAAGATTCTTGGCGAAATCACGCTTCATATTTTCCAACTTTTCAAATGCTTTAGTAGACAAAACTTTGCTGACTGCATCAGAAATTCCTGCTGCGTCTTTTGCTTCTGCGCTCTTAATAATATCCATAGTATTCATTAGTAGTAACCCCCGCCTTGTTCATCTTCTTCATTACCGATATCTCCATTGTCGATTTCTTTCTGAATCTGAGTCGCTAAGTCCTCAATGTCTTGGTCAGAATAACCGAGAATGTCTTTAAGTACCATTTGTCGTGAGAAATATTTACCAACGTATGGTTCGATTTCACCCAACAAACCAATTTTTTCACGCAGAATTTCTTGGTTCTTCAATTCTGCAAAATGCGTATCTGCTTTAAAGTCGTAGAAGATGTTGTCTTTCAACTCTTCCCAATCCTCTGGTGCAATAACACCCTTTAGGATTAGTTGCTTTTTGAGCAAATCGTCAAACAAATGTGAGAATCGAATTCTAAGTTTCTTAATGAACTTGTTGAACTTGATTTCATCACGAGTAATCTCTTCGGTCTTACCAATAGAGAATTGGTTCTCACTATCTAGTCTTGAAGATGGAACGTTTAATGACTTGTACAACTTCGATTTGAAGTAGTTAACGTCATCCATCTCACCTAGATTTTGACCACCAGGTAGGGTAGAAACTTCTGTACCTCTACCACCTTCTCTACGAGGCATCCAAAAATCTTCAAGCATCGACATGTGTTTACGACTGTCATCAATCTCACCTGTCGTTGCATTATATACAATTTTGTTCTTATACCTTGCCATAATGTCTCGCAGATATTGTTCTGCTTTACCTTTAGGCAGGTTACCAACGTCCACATAGAAAATTCTACGTTCAGGCGCACGAGACAATCTGTAGATAACTACTGCGTCTTCGACTGCCCTCAGTTGGTTAAGAGGTTTGATTGCTTTATGTAGGTAAGAAATAACTTGCTTACCGTCTTTGTCAAGCAAACCACTTGTAACATAGGTAACAGAGTCTTTAGCAATCTTAATGCCTTGCTCCGAATTACTGATACCCATTTCACTGTATACAAAAAATTCTTCGAACTCTTTAAACACTGACACATTGGTGTCTGCGTCTTTCTTTTCTATTGCTTTCCTGACCTTCTTAATCTGTCTTGGGTCAATAAAGCGTAATTCTTTGAGACCTTCATTTGGTCTATCAACATCAATAACGTTGTGGTAATACAATCTACCATCAACGTACCAACGCTTAAAAATGTCTGCACCATAGTTACTGAAATCCAGTAGGCGCATGACATTATCGAATTCTTCTGTGATGCGTTTCTTAACACCCGCACCAAAATCAATACCGTCCAAGTTTACTGAAACTGGACTTTCTTTATCTTCTTGCACAACTGCTTCATTGATGATATCATCAATCGCAGTTTCACATTCTGGTTGCATCGCCATCTCACGATAACGATTAATCAACTCTTCTTCGGATTTAGACTTACCTTCTAGGTCAAGATATTGACCAAAGATACCGCCTTCCTGGATTTCCAACGCACCATCGTCATTTGTCGGTGCGACAAACGATGGAAGACTATCGGAGTCTCCTTGCCCGAGTCGGGTGATTTCAAAACCAAACAACTTTGCCATAAAATATTATCCTATCTAAATTAAATTCTGGGGAGTCTATATCTATTTATAGACCCCCCGAGAACCCTTTTTAGATTACTGCGTTTGCAGCGTCAATCCAGTAGTCATACTGGAATGTAACTGTAAACTCTTCGATTGTATCGTTAGAATCCCATGCTACATCAATTGGTGACAAATCCGCAGGGAAGATGCCAATAAATGTATAGGTCTTGATTGGTGAACCATCTTTACTAAACTGCTTGATAGTACCAATAGACTTCTGTAGGATAGGTGAAGGTGTACCAACGTTCAAGATATGAGAGTTGATTGAAGTCATCCAACGCTCTAGACCATTGCGTACTGCAAAGTCTTCATCGTTGATAACTGTAACTGTCCATTCTGCGAATGTACGGTTACCTGCAACCTTCATAGTACGACCAAAGTATGGTACTTCGATTACACCAAGAGTGTCACCTGGAAGTTGTGATGCTTTCGCCATGAAAGTGAATTTATCACTACCACCGAAGGGGTTGGTGATTTCACATTCGAACAGGTTACTTCTTGCGCCACCGCCAGTTAGTTCTGCTCTGAAACCGTCAATTGTAAATGCCATTGTTTTTCTCCTTAATTTTTATCTGTTAATTAAAATTGACCGACTACTTCGGAGAAGTCAACGCCTGTACGGACAGCAACAAAGTTCAACTGGATGAAGTTGATAGAACGTGCTGGTTTCACATAAATGTCACCAATAAATTCGTTTCTATCAATTACTTCGCCAGTATTGTTGGATTCGTCACAAACAACACGGAAGTCGTAAATACCACGGCGACCTTGAACATCTCTCAAGAATGGTTCTACCATGTTACGGAACATTGAACGAGTGAACTGGTCATTGAACTCAAAGAGTGAGTATTTTGCAGCAGTTGCAATCGCTTTTTCCATTACGATGAACAAGCGTCTTACGTTGATACGGTCAAACGCACTTGGTTTAGCAAGTAGGGTCTTGTCACCGAATAGAATACAACCTTCGCCTGGGAATACCAAGATTGGGTTGATGTTGTTCTTGTACAATTCATCACGGTAAGTTTTGCTAGGAGTCCATGCAGTCTTAACAACATTCTTAATTCCACCACGGTTGAAACCAGCAGGTGACCACCATGCGTCACGAGTATCAGTTGCACGAACAACTAGACCAGCAACGTCACCGTTGAATGGTACCCAACGATACACATCGTTGTACTTGTCGTATTGATACTTCCAGTTACCGTCTAGGAAAGCGTATGAAGATGAAGGTAGAGAGTTACGGAACTCTACGATATCTGTTGCTTCGCTACCAGCGTTGTTAACAACATCTGAGAACTCAGGTGATAGGAATGTTACGCAGTCCATACGAGACTCTGCCATTGCAACTAGGTGCAATGCGATAGTCTGGTTAGCGTCTGCACCAAGAATTAGTGAAACATCCACTTCTTCTGCGTTAGCAAACATGTCGTAACCGTTGATTTTCTGTGCGTCAGAAGCAGCAACACCGTTAGAACCACCACTCATTGACCAAGTGCTTGGCATTGTGATAGGTGTAGCGTTGTAATCTACTCCATTTGCAGCAGGGGTATCCCAATTGGCGTTTGAACCAGAATTGTGGTCCATCCAACGGATGAAGAATGAGCGTCTGTCGATTACATTCTTGTAGTTATTTGTTGAACCGTCTGCATTTAGTGCGAAAGGTGCTTTAGAAACGAAAGCAAACTTCTCGACTAC